CCTTGCGCATCTAAAAACTCAAACATGCCTTTGACGGGTTTTTCGTGCTCTTTTCTTAGCTTTTTAACCAAGTCCTCGTACTTTTCTTTAGTGAGAAACTTCTTTGACTTTCTTGATAATTCCGTAATTTCCATATGCCCTCATAATCCCCCTCCGTAGAGGGGGTATTGTTAATGTAAAGCGGTTTTACATGGCCTAGGTATACGCCTTATAATCATCGTACTTATAGGCTTGCCACATCCAGATATCCCCGTCTGTAGCAGCAAAGCCGCTAACTTGGAACAGGCCTGCACCAAACGAAATCAAGCGTACATTTCGATTATCGAAAGCATCTTGAAGATTGGTTCCTGGGGGTTGTTGTGGAATGGTTGCACTGCCATTATATGGCACCACTCCAGAACTGGATGGCACGCATACAGCAGGACTTACACCAGCAGCCGCAACCGCGCTAGTGGGGAATGTAAACGCCGTAAACCCGGAGGTGTCTAGATCTATAGTGATCGAAGATTCGGGCGTAGCGTCGGTAGGTGCATCATTTACCACAGAAAGTACACGTGCGGTTTTGTAATTGATTTCATCCATGCCAAAAGCAGAAGACACACGGAAAGAAACAATTTCGCCAGGTGTAAAATCGTTTTTAGTTGTAAAATACACTTTAGCTTGAGCGGCTTGGGTAATATTTGCGATATATGCCCAATGCGGATAAAACAGACTTGGAATGTATTTTACTACAAAACCAGCTGTTGCATTAGCCGCAAAAGTGATTCCGCTAGTAGCCATATAACCAAGCGTGATGCTTGTGTTTACTGTAACAGCGGTCACTTGAAAAGTGTAACCCGCAATCTGGAGCTCGCCTGTAGTGCTGTAAAGCCGGACAAAATCGCCTACGGAAATCGTTCCAGTATTTGCCATCATTACAACAAAAGTTCCGGCAATACCTGTGATAGTAGTGCTTGCCAACGACGCAAAAGTGGGCGGACTTGCTGTGTCGTAGTGACTAATTCCTAAAGTTGTTAAAGCTTTGGAAGTAATCGCCGGATTTGTAGCATCCGAAGATTGCTGTAAGCCTTTGGCTGTATATTGAGCCATAGACCTTTCCCACCACCACTCGATAGAGTTAGCGTCGTTAGCTTTTCCCCAAGCGGTAATAGCTTTTGCGATGATAAAATCGGGCGGATTTTGACTTTGAAGTTCTACTGTGACAGGATTGGCAACGCTTGCGCTAGCCATTGATACTTCAAAGGTTCCCCCGCCAATCATTTGATACGGTTGCATGATACCCCTCCTATGCTAGTGACATGGTTGCGCGACCGTTTAGAGTCCATTGGTCATTTGTGATACACTGCCCTTGATAGAACACAACCGCTGCGCTATGCCGCAACATACCTGGATCGTTTAAGTATCCAGGAGGGAGATAGACGAATTTCATTTTCCCGCCCGCTTGCCAAACGACTTTGTACGCTTCTTTAGCGCAAAAAAAGTTATTGGCAATGTCATTCCCAGCAAGAGATGCGTTGGGAGTGATAGAACCCTGATCGGAAACAAAGAATCGACAGTTATTAATGCCCCCCCATTCCGTGCTAAGTGTTTCAGACACATTTGGATACTGGAATTTTCTTGTAAATCCAGTCATCGCATTGAAAGTTGGAATCATCTGAGTTGGGCAAAGAACTCCGTACGAATCACCAATTGGTGATGTTCCGATCTTCAACTGACCAGGGATCATGCTAGTGATGTATTCCCCTGAGTTGTTTTGAAGCACGGTGACAATATCGGAAATATCCTCGGGGGTCATTTCCGTCGGTAAATCGCCATTACTTCCGTGGATCATATTTACTATGGAAGCACTCGATTCGAGGTTGTCTCTCTGGAGGACGTCCTGCGTTTCACGGCCAGCCTGTCCCAAACGGCAGGCGGCAGAATTCAAGATTGGATCTTCATTAGTGATCGTAACCTGCCTAGTTAGAAGCACATAGGTCATGTAAACTCTAACTCGGCAATCTATATCCACGCGATTAAGTTGCTGAGGAGGGGAGTTGTTTTGTGCATCATCAAGAGGCACAGGAAACAGATCAAGCCTGTCATAACGGCTTTGTCTATCAATAAATCCTTGATTGTCTGGAAGTTCAACAGGTACAGCAAATAAATTATAAATCAAGTTCTTCTCAGGAGTTGACAATAACTTATCGTTGTAACGTTGTTGAATCTGCGGCGGCATCGTCCCGATATTAACGTCCATATTTTATCCTTCAATAAGCGAAACCAGCTCTAGATGCGTATCCCATCATCTCCTCATACAACTTAGATTTTTCTTCTTCAGACATTTTAAAGGCTTGAGCCATAGGTCTTTTGTCAAAAGCTTGAGGGCTTTGAACAGTCTTTTTATTACTTTCTATTTTCCTTTCAACTTCTCTAGACCGTCTTGAAGAGGGAATTTTCTCAGAAATATTGAGTGCTTTGATGTATTTGTAAGACTGCACCCCAATCTTGTAGGGATCTTTCAATTCGCAGATTGTTTGAGCTAGTTCTGGTTCTTGTTCCTCTAAAATTGCTAATGTTTCAGGATTAACGACTTCGTCAAAATCGGAAAATTTACTTTTTAAGCTATTCAGTCGATTAAACTCGGATTGCCGCTGAAGCTGCATTTCAAGCTCATCGATACGCTTTTGGAGCGGAGCCACTTCCTTTTTCACAAGCTTTCGGCTTTGTGACTTCACCAAGTGATCGTCGTCAGCGATAGAGTCTAATTCATCTACCTCTTGGACTTGAGAGGCTTGATGGGGGTTTTGATTCCTCATCAGCTTTTCAATCCACTCCTCTTGCATCTTTGCTTTCTTTTCTAATTCCTTTTTTGCCCGGTTGAGTTCACGCCAATTTTTTTCTTGTGAATTTTCAACTTTCGTTTCAATCCCTTCCTGGACCGATAACTCGTCAGGCGCGACCTGCACATTTTCGCTAATTTGTTCATCGTCCATGTCATTTCCTTTGGGTTGGAGAAGACCCGTTTACTCCGAAC